TTCAGTTCTTTTTCGACCCGATTGCCAGCTTTATAGAAATCGGCAAGCTGTTCGACAACGGAGCGATTCACATCTTGGCGAATCGACTTTGCCAGAGGACGGATGATTGCGGGTGCTTGCAGGGTGGAAATCTTGGCTTCCAGAGCCGACAGCTTTTCGCTGACTTCAGCTTTGACGGCTTCGATTTTGCCTTCAGCAACAGAAGTTACTTCTGCGATTTTGACGGCTTGGGCGGCTTCGATAGCGTCCAGCTTTTCGATGATTTGAACTGACATGATTATCCTTTGATACGTTTAGACAAGGTTTTAAGAAGTTCGCGATGCTCAAGAGCAGCAAGAATTTCTCGTTCGGTCACTTCCGCATCAGAATCACTCAGAGCCGGAGCGTTTTCAATTGGTGCCAGGGCTTCACGCTGTTCCAGCACTTTCTTGAAGACAGACGCGGCAGTGACCGCATCCTTTTTAGACAGGCTTGCATCGCGCAAAGCCTTTTCCAAAACTTTTAGATCGGCGCTTCCATCAGGCCGGAAATATTCCAGCTTAGAGACTTCAGCAGCCGGATTATTTGGGTACATCACTATGCTGACCTCGCGCAAGCCGCCTTTAGTGATTTGGAAATAAGCCTCATCACTTTGATCGGGTTCGCCGTTGGCATCAACCATTTGATATTGCTCGGCATAAGCACCGACAGAAGTACCGCCAAACATGGCTGGCGATTCTTTCATGACCTGATACAAATCTCGACCTTGAGTAGTATTTGTGTAAATGCGGCCAATAGCTTTTATGCCTACATCATCAAATTCAAAAGAAGTCCATTCGCCGACAGGAATTGCATCTGCCGAATGATTAACAAACATCGGCAATGGACGGCCTGATTTGCTGAATTCAGCGGCCCAATCCATAAAGCCTTCAGGCTTGTAATTGAATCTGCGGCCATCAGCGCCTTCACGGGGGCCCCATGATGTGATTCGCGCTTCAATCGCTCCAGAATTAAGGCTGGACTTTTCGAGGACTAATTTCGCCTCGAACATCATCAGGACTTTTTCGGTCATGGATTACCTCTTGAATTGCTCGACGGTCAATGTCTTGAATAATTTTAACCGGACGGCCTCGACCGCGTTTAATGGCGGTATTCGGCTTGTATATTGCCAAGGACTCTACCACCATTTTAAAATTAGACAATTTATTTCCCCAAATTCATCTTTTTTCGTTGCTGCCCGCCGCCGCCGCCCGTATCTTGAGGAGAAGAGCCAGCAATTGGTTCGACTTTGCCTGTAGACAATTCATCGCCGCCTTCTAGGTTTTTCATGCCCATATATTCACGCGCTTCATTCGGCGTCATGATGCCAGCACCGACCCCCGCAACAGCAAAATTCATTTGCGACAGTGGATCACCCTTCAGGAAGTTGCGAGTGTCAAATTCAATGTTCAAAGAAGGATAACCGGGGAAAAGATGCTGCTTCAGCTTCTGCTGAATGTTCACAATCAAGGGATAAATGCCTGACTTGTAAAACTCATCCATCACTGTTTGAGTATTGTTGTATTTTTGATCGGCAATTCCAATCATGGATGGTGGGACGCCAAAAAGACCGCAAATCCGCTTCATCGTTTGAACCTTCAACGCCGCGGCGTCGGCGTCCTGCAAGGTCAGCATTTCCAGAGGCGTGTACTTCATGCCCTGATCCAGCAGCATGCCTTGACCAGGCTTTGATGGGTCGCTATTGCGACTGCCGACCATACTTGACCGAGCTTCTTTTAGCCTGGCAGCGATTTCCTTGTATTTGGCATCAGGAATGACTTGCTCGGTCACAAACATGCCGGAAGGTTTTGCACCGTTCTGCATGACATAGTTGGCGTACAGGTCAATATCCTGATCAAGGCCAACCAATTCAGCCGCCAAGATGCCCTTGTTAAAGCCCGCAGAGCCTTGCCAGGATTGATCCATAACATGCATCACCTGATGGGCGGCAAGCGGCTCATCACGCGAGAATCCATAGCTCGGTGTAGACAGACGGTAGGATGGATACCGCGCAGGCGTGATCGTGGTGGCAATCAGGGTGGAATCAAACACATACATCTCAAGCGGAGTCTGTGTCGGACTTTCCTGATCCTTGCGCCACCACAAAACAAAAGCCTCCCCAGACAATTCATGCCACATCAAGTATTGATACCAAAACTCATAGGTGGACTGAAAATTGTTTGGCTGGTTAAGCAAATTTGAAACTTGCTTGGCTTTGGCTTTGTCCCGTGGCCCGACGTCTGGAGACTTGACGGCATCATGATAAGCGCCATCATCCATCTCACAAGTAATGCGGATTGGCAGTTGAGCCAGCGCCCGAGCCTTTGCCGCCACGCATGACATTACAGTCGAATTGCGGGTCAGCATCGACATATCGACCGGCCTGCCAGCACTCGTAGTGCTTGAGGTGGTCACATAAAGAATTTGGGTGTTTACGGTCGGTTTTTGATTCGAGCCTTGGTAAATAATGTTATTTCCAAGCGCCGTCTGACCAAAAAGCGAGTTGCTTTCCTCGACTTTTTTGCTTTTAAATCTGTCGAAAATACCCATAAAACCTCCGGATTACCAGTCTAAGCTACGGAAACCATGTGATTCGCTGACGAATACATTATCTAAGTGGCAGTGTAGCGCCATAATCATGGAAATGATACCGTCCACTTTTGCAGATGGGTCTGCCTCATTCTTTCTGATTTTTACGTTTGCATTGACGTCTGTGTAAATTTCACAGTTTTGCAGCTGCCACCCAATAAATGGGTTGCCGTCATGCTTAATTGCTTTCTTCAGGATTAGCTGTTCAGCCGTTTTTGATGGGTTCGATAGAACGGCCATGCTTTGGCCCACCTTTTTGACGGGTAGCCCTGCTGAATACAAATTTGCAACCAAAGCCGCTGCATTGTATGGATCAAACCCGACCTCTTTAACTTGGATTGCTTCGCATTGCTGTTTGACATAGTGCTCAATCTCATTTAAGTCCGTCACGTTTCCTGGAGTTAGCTTCAGGATTCCAGACTCTTTGGCCTGAAGATAAATTGGCCGATAGTGATTTGGGATCAAGTTAAGCGAGTCTTCAGGCAGAAAAAACATGAAGGAAGCATAGAAGTCTTCTTCCCCATAGCGCCTCAAGGTGCAGATTGCATTCAAATCTCGGCTGTGTGCCAAGTCAAACGCGATGAACGTGGCCTCGGGCTCTTGCTCCGGCATCGGTGCAACAGATTCATCCCAGAAGCGCCGGTCAATCCACGCTGAGTTGGCCGACACATAAATATTTAACTGCTTGCAGAGAAATTCATTTAGGCTGGCTGGCTTTGCCGAAGCCTCCTCGGCCATGTGCTGAATTGCCTCAGTCGTGACTGAAACTCCGAGCATTGGGTTTGCCTTGCCCCATGTTGCCGGGTTGCTCCATTCATCGCCCGGATCAATTCCGTAAAGCAGGCCAAACCATTTATAAGTGTCTTCAGCCGCACCTCGCAGCACTGACCGGAAATGATTCAAGTCTTCAAAGAACTTTGTCTCACGGGTAAAACTGGCCGTGGTCAAGTAAAGCCGCAGCGGGTTCTTCCTGGCGCCCATGCCTGAATGCAGCACTTCAATTGAGGACCGTTCGGTAATCTGCGCGGCCTCGTCAACAATGGCACAAGATGGATTCTTGCCGTCGCCGGTCTTTCGGTTTTCGCGGCTTAGTGCCCGGTAAGTCGAGGTCGAATCTCCGGCCTTTTTAAGCTCGGTTCTTAGAACCACAAACTTCGCAGCAAGGCTAGGCTCCATCGCCTCCACCATCGCCCGTGACGAATCAAAGCAGATGGTGGCCTGCTCTCTATTCGTCGCCAGCGTAAACACCTCTGCGCCAGCATCGCCAAACTGCAACTCATAAAGCGCAATAATGGACGCTATAGTGGTTTTCCCTGATTTGCGGGGAACGAACAAAATGACATCCGTAGTCCAGCGAGTGTTGACATCATTCTTTGCCCGAAAGCCATAGATGCCAGCCAAGAACAAAATCTGGAATGGCTCAAGCTCAATAGATTTGCCAGCATCAGGTCCTTTGACATGCTTGCAGAATTTGACAAACTTTAGGATGTGTTCAGCTTTGTCGGGAACAAACTCATAAGGCGCATCTTTACGCTCTACCATGTCGAGGAATCTCTGGCAAGCCAGTTTCACATCCTCACACGCTGCTATATCCCCACGAACTACGCTGATTGCGTACTGAAACGCCGATTCAAGCTGTGGCGAATAACTCATCGATGTCAGATACTTTGTTTGTCATCTTGGGGCGGCCACGGGCAACCAGTCCAAGCTCGGCAAGAATCTTGATGGCCTTGTCGGTCATCTCGGTGCGAATCTTGTACCAAGCCGTCACGCCTTCATTGTTGCCATACACCGTCACATGCCCGGCTTCGGCAATGTTAATTTGGGCTGTCAGCAAGCTGTCAACAACAAGAACCAAAGAGCCAATCAGAAACTCATCGCTTGCAGTAAGCGCACCTGTGCTGGCTTCTACTTCTGCGCGGATAGCAGTTTCAAAAGCTGACTTGTCCCAAGTGTTTGGGTCTTCAAGGTATTTCAGAATGTGTCTGGGTTTTTTAGCCATAAGGTTCTCCTATCTTATCCAACACGGCTGGGGACTAATCCGTCAGGTTGTGGCTCATCGGTGCGGCTGACGGCCCGTCCGAAACTTTGCCCTAATCCCCATGCGTGTATGCGTAGATTAGCACAAAATTTGGAAGTGAGGGAGGGCGGGAATAGGAGAAAATCATGGGACTTTTGGATGTTTTTAGCAGTAAAAAAGTAACAAATAATGAGAGCAACTCGTGGTTTGGACAGACTGCC